CCTGTAGCGTGGGGGATAGATTGGGGATTTAGTGCAGACCCTACAGCTTTAGTTAAGGTATGGATACGAGGTAATGAATTATACATAGAAGAGTTCCTTTACTCAGGAGGTATGACCAACTCAGATATTATGGCTAAGTTTCGTGAAATAGGAATAACAAGGCACGAAGAAATTATAGCGGATTCAGCAGAACCGAAAGCAATACACGAAATACATAGAGGGGATGGACAGGGTGGGTTTAATATTTCACCTGCGAAAAAGGGCGCTGATTCAATTCGCATAGGTATAGACCTTTTACGTAGGCATAAAATTCATATTAAGGACGACAGCCTAAACGTACAAAAGGAGTTTAGAAACTATAAGTGGAAAACAGATAAAAATAATAGGACGCTACCAATTCCTGTAGATAATTGGAATCACGCCGTGGATGCCGTTCGCTATATATGTCTAAATAAGCTATTAAGAAAACAAGGAAGCTACACAATACAATGAAAATAACACTACCAGATAACTTTAGTGAAATTACAGTAGGTCAATATATGAAACTGTGGGCTATGTACGAGGAAGAAGATGACGCGCACAACGCACAAAGAAGGTGCATAGAGCTACTTTCAGGGCTTGAGCCTAACTCACTACAAGATGCTACGTGGGACTCGCTAGCTGAAGCTTCTAGCACGTTGAACTGGTTAATGGAAGAACCTGATCCGTTCAATTTAAAAATGCCATTGATCAGGAGGTTTAAATTAAAAGGTAAGGAGTATGGATTTATACCTGATATGTCGCGATTAACCGTTGGAGAATATGCAGACCTAGAAACGATATGTAAAAATGGAGTGTTTGAAGTCTTAGAAAAACTATGTGCTATCTTGTTTAGGGAGGTCACGACAGAAAAACTAGACAAATACGAGATAGTAAATTATCGTGTAAGTCGTGAACGAAAAGAAGCAATGTTAGATTTGCCAATGAATATTGCAGTAGGTGCTATTGTTTTTTTTTGCAGCACCGCAAAGGAATTAATTTTCACTACGCAACATTATTTGGAAAAGCAGGAGAATCAGGCGGTGGCGACCCAATTCACAATAAATGGGGGTGGTATAATGTCCTATATGAGCTCGCAATGGGGGACATTCTTAAAATGGATAGCATAAAAAGTATATATATAGAGCAAGCCCTTACTTTTATGGCTTACGAAAAAGATAAAAACCTTCAAGATAAAGTCAAAATCTAATGCAGACAGTCACAGATATAAATAATACGTTAAAGAAAATAGTTGAAGACCACGAACAGCTAAAAAGCTTTCATACGTTTAGTTTAGATAGATTAGACATGGAGAAATTGAACGTAAATAAATACCCACTTCTTTATGGACAGTGTTCTAGTGCAGAATTAGATGCTAGTGTGACGGTATATACTTATGAAATTATCGTAGCTGACTTATGTATTGAAAAGCAAGACGATTTACTCACACAGATATATTCAGAAACGTTTTTAATACTACAAGATGTAGCTGCTAAATTTAGATTCGCGGTGTACGATGGTAACACAACTGTAGATAGCACATGGAATTTTGAACTACCTTTAATTTGTGACCCATTCACAGCAAGATTCGACAACCTTTTGACGGGCTGGTCAACAACATTTGAGATAAGACTTCCTAACGTAATCGATTTATGTGATGCCCCGTATAAATAAACTTATTATAAAGCTAAATGTAAACGGTGAAATTATGCCTATTCAATTTAATGAATTAGATAGGGTGTTGAATAAGCTAGGAAAGCGTGTGGTAAGTAACGCTAGAAAAGTTCTAAAGCAACAGAAAAAAGTAGTAACAGGGAATTTAAGTAAATCATTATATTATAATATAGAGGGGTCAAAAGAAAGCGTAGAGTTAAATTTTGAAGCTAACGCCCCTTATTGGGATTTTGTAGAGCAAGGGGTGAAAGGATTGATTTCTAGTGCAAAAGCCCCAGATAGTCCATACCAATTTGGATCAGGTAAGGAGCAATTAATGAAAGGAACTTTACGAGGTGGAATAGATAAATGGGTTATTCAAAAACCTATAGCTGGAATACGTGGAGCAAACGGAAGGTTTGTACCTAGGAAGCAAATGGTAAGTGCAATAAGTACAGAAATTTATAACTATGGAATAGCACCATCTAATTACTATAGCATAGCTTTAGACCAAGGTTATAATAAAAGTAAAAGGCTAATAGCTAAAGCTATAGGTGTTGACGTTTCTACATTTGTAGAGGAAAATTTAACAGGAACATATAACTTAACAATAACTATCTAATGGCTTTCACGGTAAACCAATCGACTACAGGGGTTCAGGGAGTAGGTGACGACTTAATTTATAATGTCACATCTGATTCGTTCGCAAGCGAAAACTTTAGATATACGTTAGTTTTAAAACTAGGTTCAGAAACTTTGGTAACGCTTCAACAGCTACCTAATTCTAATGGCTCTACCGTTTTTAATATAAGAACCATAGCATCTAATTTCGTGCAGCAAGATGACAACCCTTACCAGCTAGGAACAAACAATAAGATTTTCTCAGAAAACATAAGTGCATTAAAAACTTTTGATGTTTTATTCGGCTATGAACTTTCAGTAGTAGCAGGGTCTGCCCCTACACAATACTTTGAAGTAGCTAGTGATTTAAAAATAAAGTGTGTAAATGGTTCTTTTCTGTCACCTTCACTTCCTTCACCTTCTTCTAGCACGGTAGCGGCTGCTTATGGGATTGATACTTCAGGCTTGTTTTTGTCTGACATAACGCCAATATCAGGAAGTATAGAATATAAAACAAGCATACTGTGGGACGGTAATAAAGGACAATATGCAGCGTTAGCTTTTTTAAATGGGGACGATGTAGGTTCAGATAATTCAGGATTCTTAAATATAAAATACTATAATAACTCTACTTTATTAACCACATCTTCAATACAAAATTACGCAACAAATGGAGGGGCTGCACCTCAAGCAAACCTTACAGATGAAAAAAGCTTATTATACGTAGGTGTAGGGACAAAAAACTTTGAGTCACAAAATGTTGCAAATGCAAAACCAAGTGCAGGAGCAAATAATGGATGGACAAAATACTCAATTTATTTGTCAGCAACTTCAGGAGGTGCTGCTAAGTCAAGATTATATACATTCGATAGAGTTAAGTGTGGTAGATATATAACCAGTGATCAGGTATATTCTGTTCATTGGTGGAATAGCGTGGGGGGTGTAGATAATTTACCTATGCTGGGTAAGGTTTCTATTTCACAAAACATGGATAAAAAATCTTTTAGAACTTCAGGAGGTAATAGCCTAGAAGCAAGCGCTACAGTAAACTACACAAAACCATCATGGGAAGGGGGCAAAAGAAGCGCGAAAGTTCAGACCACAACGACTTTAGAGCTTACTACATTAGGAGGTAATCCAGATAAATTAACGCCTTTAATGCGTTCGTTGTTAAATAGCGAAAGGGTTTTTTTAAGTGGTAATGGTTTATTTGGGTCTAGCAAGCAATCACCAAGAGATGCAGTAGTTCAGGCATACGTAAAAGATGTACAAATGCAAAACCTAACAGGGTTAGACGACCAAGCTATTAGTTATAAACTACAGTTAGAAATTAGTAGAAGACGAGCTAACCCATGATTCAGCTAACAGCCTACACCCAATCAGGAAGCACACAATTTGATTTAGACTTACCTGAAACACCGATAGAATTAAACTATCTGTATATAGATTTAAACAATCCTTTGTCACGCAGGAGTCCGTATTCTTTTAGGTTTGTTATGCCTAAAACCCGTGGTAATAACAAGTTCTTTTCATTCTATTATGATGCGAATGTTTCATCAGGAACGTTTAACTCACAAAAGAAAACACAATGTACACTGATAGGTGAGGGGATTGTTTTAATGCAAGGTTCGCTTCAGATGTTTTCAGTATCTGAAGACGGTTATGAAGTAGCTGTATTAGAATCTGTATCGCAAATATTTGAATCTGTTAAGGGTACAACGTGGCAACAATTATTTACAACCTCTGCAGGAACTTTAGATACGGATTTAGACCATGCTTTAAGCTGGTCTAACGTAAGAAATTCATGGAACACATCTAACGACATAACAACGGGATCAGTAGGGGCTGGAACGATTGTATATCCCCTATCAGACGGCGCACAAAACACAGGGGTAAATGCAGAAACGGCTGGAACAGGATTAGGATATTATTGGAATGGGACTGGGGCAAATAATATGCAAGAATTAAGTGTTTTAAACTTAAAGCCAGCTATAAGGATAGCATATTTATTAGAGTATATATTTAAAAAACAAGGTTTTTTTTTAGATAGTTCATGGTTAGCAGAATCGGATACTCAGAACATATATATGTTTCTAGGTTTAGAAACGGTGCGTGCACAAGGTCGCCCAACGTATGGATTTAAAGTAGGGTTTTTAAATGAAATAGCTTTTCCTTCAGGATTTTCTAGCTACTGGTTTGCTTTACCTTTTCAAAATGAATCTACTACACCATTTTATGACCCTGACGCATTATATGATAATGTTAATGGAGTATTTATAGCACCGTTTGAGGGTGTCTTTACACTAAGCGCAACGTATGTAGTAAGAAGCAATAGCGTAATACCAGATGAACCCACTTACAGCTTTTCACAAAGATTCTATAAAAACGGAATTGAAATAGGTAATGACACGCAGCAGAATTGTTCTTATAATATAGACGTAATAGTCACAAGTACACAAACATTAAGTTTGTACGCAGGTGATAAAATATCTTCAGGGTTTTCTTTTCAATCCTTAAACGAAACAACTGTTTTATTATCTACAGGAACAAGCTACACAAGCTTTGAGTTAATCTCATGGAGTTCTGCTAGTCAGATTCTAGATGTATCGCAAAACTTTCCTGATGTATCTGTTGGGGATTGGTTAAAAGCTATAGTACAAAGGTTTAACTTAGTTATAGTTAGTGATCAAAGTTCACCTACAAAATTTAAAATAGAACCATGGTCTGATTATTGGGCTGAAGGGGATGTAAATAAAGACTGGACAGAATTAATTGACCAAGACTCTATAGATATAAAACCAACTTTAGAGTTTCAAAAAAAGACTTATGAATTTACAGATAGTGAAGGGGTCAATTTTCAAAATAGATGGTGGCAGGAAAACTTCAGGTGGATAAAAGGTAAATATTCTTTTATAAACGAAAACGATTTTGTAACAGAAGAAGCTAAAACTGAACAGGTTTTTCAACCGTTTAGAAATAGAGGGATTTTTACAAACACAGCAAACACAGGAACTAGTAGTATACCAAATGTTTTAGTCCCAACCTTTTGGGATTGGATAGGAGCAGTAGAGGGAAGTAGTTTTGGTAAAAAATGGGTGTCATGTAAACCAGTTTTAGCATATTATAACGGGCTTCAGGATATAGGTAATGGTGCGACTTTTGCGTATGGAACAACCAACGGAACAACCTACCCTTATTTTGCAGAATACAACACAGTAGGAGTTACAACAACGACTAAAAGTTTAGCGTGGGGGTATGACTATCCAGATAACTTTACAGCCCCATTTATAAGTGGAGGTGGAACGGGGGGAACTACGTTAAAATATTCATTTCACAATTACTGGTCACAACTATTTAACGAAATATATAGTCAAGATTCTAAGGTTATGACTTGTAAAGTAAATCTTACTTACTCAGATTTATATAACTTAAAATTTAACGACAACATTTACTTAGATGGTTGTTTTTGGAGAGTGTTGAGCATTGATAATTTCGCTGTAGGAGGTGATTCTTTAGCAAATGCTAAACTTATAAAAGTCATAAGTAAGCCAATAGGCAGGTTAAGCTCAAGTTGTAATTCTCAACCTTCAACATTTAACACAGACGGATCAGTTAATTTTATCAATAACGCAACGGGAGCGCCAACACCAGCAACTGAAGCTTGTTGTGATATTGCAGGCTTTATGTGGGATAGCGCAAATAACGCTTGTTTTACAAGAGCAGGAGGGGGCGAAGGTGGTGGAGGTGG